GAATATACCGTTATTGTATTTTTGTGAACGATCAGGTATCATACCATCTCTTGAAGATTGAGTTGTGTATTGAGGGAATTGATTTTGACCGTATCCAATTAATAGATAATCCTGAAGACGAGTCATGTAAAAATCTGCTCTCTGTTTCTGAATTGTCCTTAGATACTTCATTGTATCAATGTCAACCGAGGTTGCGTTCTCCATCATACCTTCAACAATACCTCTGTTCATTGTACGATACATCAATTGTGGAATACATTGGAAATAAGCTTGTTGAATTAAAAACGGTTGAATATAATCATTTACCAATGTCGTTTCATTACCGTTAAATGTATTACCTGTTGATGATACTTGTGATAATAGATGATTATAGAATAATGTACCTAATATTGTTTGTAGGTCAATATCTTGGGCCACCTGAATTTCCGCTTTCAATACATCCATATCAACATTTTTATTAATGTTGGTAAAGTTTTTTAATTTTGTTTCTGATATTAATAAAACACCCATGTTATATTAGTTTAAAATTTGTTCTTCTTCTCCTAAATAAACATTACATTCTTCCTCTGTTAATCCGTATCCACTCATTAACATATGTATTGCTTGTCCTCTTGTTATTTTTTCTTTACTATATTCTCTAATGATTCTCATTAAATTTTGATATTCTCTACCTTTTAATCCTTTGATATTCTCATTGATTAATTGTGATTCTGATTCAACTGGTGTAACTGGTTTATCAATTACCGTAGGATTATCTTTAACATCACCTGTTAAGAATAATGATAATGGTTTAATTTCAAATGTTGTTGGAACACCAAACTTAAGACTTACTAATTTATTGAATGTAGGTAATAATGTATTTTGATATGGTTGAATAACCATCTTACGGAAATACTCAGAATGTTCTACAATCTCAGTACCTCCACCTAATTTACCTGCTGTTGCAATACCAAACAACTCAGCAGAAGATACTCTGTGAGAGGATAATATTGAACGGGTAATATCGTCATTAAGACTTTGGTAATAGTTGTCATTATCATTACGAGGAATTTGTGTTATGACAGGAGATTGTTCCTGTGATTCATTGAATGAAATTATTGCTTGACCCGCGTTGTCGGTTCCACCATATTGTGATTCCAAAGCACGGACCAAGGTACGTTGTTCTTCTTCACCAGGTATACCGTTATTATAATTAATCCATAATGAAGGAACCATTCCTTTACGAAGGTTATTCATATGGAAGTTCTTAGCTTCAATATCAGTCTCAATACTTCTTTGTCCACCTGACCAATCAGGAATAGGATAATAAGTTAAAGATGGTTGATATGATTTGTAATAATATATTTGTGATCCGTCACCCTTTTCTTGATTAAAACAAGGATATTCTTCAGGTGGGAATTTCTTAAGGAATCTCCAATCCGCTGAATAGAAATAACTTTCAATTTCATCATCATCATTTAATTTACCACTACGTACTCTACTAAAGTCAAGGTGATAAATTTCAGCAATTGATTTTCTGTCTTTTGACCATATTACATTAAGGGAAAATCCCCCAAATAACATAAAGTCTAATGAACATTTTCTCATTACCTCAGAAACGGTTTCTTTACCGTTAACAAGGTTTACTGTCGCCATTGGGTTGTTTAATGATACAATACCATCACCCATGATTTGGTTTACCTTTGAGGTAACCACCGCTTTGTGTATCGCACAGTTGTCATACAATTCAATAAAGTATTGAGGTAGCAAGTTGTTCTCGCCATAATAAACCCATGGACTACGTTGTAGTACTTCTGAGTAAACAGGTACCGTTGCTCTATCAAACTTAATACTTGTAAACTGTGTTTTTTTTATTTCTTCACTCATAATTAATTTTCTATATATATGTAATTTTCATTAACTTCATTAGGAGAAATGTACTCAGTAAACGATGGACTTTCCTCAGTTCCTTCAAGTATAACAATACCTGTAAAAACTAACTCAGTTCCATTACCATAAATGTTTAATTGATATTCACCTAAGTAGTTTAAGTCTTGACCTGAATTTTGAAGATTTAATATAATCTCACAATAACGAATATTCTGTGCGAAGACCTGTGGGTCAGATGTACTAACCACATAACTCTTAACTTCCTTTGACATGATGTGTGTAAACTCCAACGTATATCCCGTAAATGTTGTTGCGGAATTGTTATTGATGTTCATTATCAATTCGTTTTGTTGTCCTTTTTGTAAGTATAACATAATTTATCTCTATATAACTAAATATAAAAAAAACCAAATTGAATTGGTATGGTATAAAAAAAGAGGGACATAAGTCCCCCTTTAATTTATTAGATATAGAATATTCAGTCTTACGACTTACTATTGGTTTATCCTACAATCGTAACACCTGCGTAAACAGATGATAATGTACCACTAATTACTCTTGCGGGCTCTTGTTCTTGACCAGTGAAAATGAAGCTAAAGCCATTTTTGTCGCCAAATGCTGTGCCCGTAGACGCATCACCACCACTTAAGTACATTCCGTTTACTTGACCTAACAAGTATTGAACATCATTTTGATCAATAGCGATGATTTGAATTTCATCATTTTGTGATAAGATTTTTAATTGGTTTCTTTTGTCTTGGTCGTATTTGAAGAACACAGTAGTTAAAACTTGCTCGAAGAAAATCGTGCCATTTTCAAAGCTCTTTGTTACGTTCTGAGCTAAAGACGATGTGTTTCGCTTTAATTCAAATCCATAAAGAAAAGTACCTGCACTTGAAGTTGCACCTGTTACAGAACCATCGGAACTGTAAGTGTAACCTGTTGTTGTACCTGTACCACCTGCTATGTAGATTTTTTTAATGCCACCAATACCATCGCTACAGCCTAATTGTATTCCTGAAGATATATAACAACTCATAATATATTTGGGTGGGGGTTTTCCCCCTTTATTTTTTTAGTTTATGTTTTTTAAAAGGGGGATTTTACTCCCCCCTTAATATTTTTGATTACGATAATCCGTTGGTTGCGAAGTAAGCAGTTGAACCAAATTTAGCGATTGTTACGCCGTAATTATAGTTAGCTCGCAGTCGCAGCTCATCGAAGTCCTTAGAATACCAGATGACTAATTTCTCGCTATCGCTAAGCAAATCAAAGCCCACAACTATATATTCACGTGGTCCAATTACTACTTGGTTAGAACCGTTCAAACCAATGGTTGGAACAATTTTTACGTTTGTATTTGGTGCCGTTGCTTCCATCATAGAAGTTACATCAGTACCACCGATATAGTTTTGGAAGTAGTTAGCGGTTGTTAAAGCCTGTACATAGAGCCTGAAATTGCTGTAAGACATGAAGACTACAAGATCTTCACGAGACATTGCGTTGTCATCCAATACGTTGATTAATTTGTTTACCTCAAAAATAGGATTACCAGCTGTAGTTGTTGAACCTGTACTAGTAAATGTAGAACCACTTGAAGATGCTACACCTGTTTGACCTGAAGCAATTAAAGTCTTTAAACCATTGAAACAAGTAGAACCAGTGGTTGCTTGCCATAATTGTTGCTCAATTCTTTGTTGAATTTGCTTGATTTTTAATTCTGCGATTTGTTGTTCAAATGGCACAGTCTCAGAAGTTTGACCAGGTGCCATTAACATGCTCTGATAGGTGTCATAGAGGTCCTTATAGCAAAGTGCCTCGTTGTATTTCTCTGGGCAAGTTGTAATGTTTGATTGAGTGAAGGTAGTTGAACCTGATGGAGACCATCCACATGTACCATCTTGGAAATACGCTGTTGAATTGAGCAAATTTAATGCCTGCGTTCCTTTAATGCCAAGGCGTACATTTGCGTAACGAGCGGTTGTTCCACCGATTAAAGCCTTTGAAAGTAATTCACCACCTACTTGGTCAACGTAACTACCTATTGTTGATACGTCATATGCGAATTGTTCTTTTGATAAAATTTTCATAATTTTTTTATTTTGTTTTTATATATTATTTTTTCTTAATTCAGCAATCATATCTAATTTAGATTGAAGTGCGTCATCATTATTATTTGTTGATTTATTAAAATCAGTTTTACCGTTGTGAATCTTTTTTGATGCAGGTTCTTTCTTGAAAGAGTTAAATTCAGATTCAACTTTTTCAACTTTTTCTTCCATGTTAGCCATTTTTTCAGACATTTTCTTTAAAAATTCTTTTAACATTTCTAACATTTCTACTTCAATTACTGGTTCATCAGATACTTTCGCTTTAGGTTCTCCCTCAGGCATTGGTTCTCCTTCTCCTTCTTCTTCCATTTTTTCTTCAACTGATACGATTACACCGTCTTTAGTTTCAACTTTAGTTCCGTCCTCAAGTTCGTGACGCCCATCGGGAGCAGGAATTTCTGCATCAGGGGTAACAACTACAACCTTAGCACCTACAACTAAACTATCACCTTCAACTTTAACCTCAGTTCCGTCAATTAACTTAGCGGATACAAAAATTTGTTTTACTGATTTAATTTCACCGCCTTTAACAACTATGTTGAAATTCTCAACAAGGTTATAAGAACCATCTTCTAAAGAAACTTGTTCAAACTCTTCGTTGATTTTTACAATCTTCTCACCAACCTCTAATTTAGAAGTTTGTAAAATTGTATTATCTTCAAGTTTGAATGATGCCATAACAGATTGGTCAGCCATAAAACCAAATTGTACCATCAATTTTTTAATTTCATCAATTGCTGTTTTTGATTTTGACATATTTGTTTTTGTTTTAATTATTTATTATCTCTACTCTTAAATATAAGTTAGTATATATATTACCAATTTATTTTAATCATCAATATTCTTTAATATTTCTACTACTTTTTTAAGGAACATTTCTTCTCTACAAAACTCTGCTACTTCTTCAAAATAGCCTGAAACACTAAACCCGTTAAGCTTACCTTGCTTCACTTGTTCCCATACTTTTGGATTCCTAACCCGCATTGATACAAACCATGTTCCAATAGGTAGCTCACCATATCCATATTTTGATGATTTGTCTTGTTCATCTTCCTTAATCCATGACTCAATTACATACACATCTTTTACCGCTACACCGTCATGCATTTGGTCGTTGTTGTCTATGTACTTGTTTCTCATATACTTCTCAGCTATCATAGCTATCGTAGGACTACTGAAATAAACATAGTATGGGTTTCCTTTTGAATCCTTACGGAATATTTTAAAATCAGGAATCATCGCAGGCCCGATAACAATTTTTTTCTCCTCATTATCAATTTGGAAATATTGTTTTGACATTTCCTTTTTTTCAAATGAATTGACTTTACTCTCAGCCCAAGACAACGCACTTAATCCACCCCAACTGTCGTACATCAATTTACCACAACCATCAGCGTATGATTTAGAACTATCCAAATCTACCTTATGACGAGATAAATAACTATAC